ATGCCTACTGTCCAAGCTGTATTTGGCACTTCGCAGTCATCTGCAAGTATAAGATCAGCACGACTACCAGTTAACTGTCCAAATACACCTACACTTTTTACTGAAGCCGACTGATCGGGTATAGCTGGCCTTACATCAAACCTGTTACTTGCACTTCTCTGCTCCTCTCTGTCAGGTTCTAAGCATTGCAGTATCGGCATCTCTCTTATAAGCCGTAAACAAAACTGAGCAAAGTCATCTGCTCTTGTCTTACTGGCAGATACCACCATTATTTTCTTTTGTGGGTCATTTCTCAGCAACCATAATGTGTAGGCAGCTGCCATCCACGACTTACCTACACCTCTAAAAGCTTCTATTATTCTTCTCTTTGGCCCTACTTGCATATAATCTGCAATATCTAGCTGTACTGGCGTTGGGTCAGGCAACTGTAAATGCTTCCATACGACCACCAGGAAATATCTAAAATCTTTGTCAAACGGTTCTGGTAACTTATCCCATCTCATGCAGATTTACGCTTAAAAGCTACAACCTTATCTATATCAGGTAAAGCTTTTGCTAAATCATCTAAAGCACTACCTTCTGCTGGTTGTGCAGTTATCTGATTATCTTTAAGGAACTGTCTGATAACATTTACATCCTGTGTCGTAGCCTCTCCACTTTCTAATATCTCAGCTAAATGGTTAGCTAAGTTTGCGTGTAAGGCACTTAGTTTCTCTGTAACATCATTCTGTTTCATAAATACCTCGTAAATCTAAAGGTTCTCAACCCACCACGGAAAGAACCTTGTAAGAGTGTCTGTGAAGAAAACACAATCTAAATATAAACGATATTGAAAACTACTGCAATTACTGACTGTCCACTATAGAAGAAGAGATAGTAATTAGTCAGATGGAGTATATCTTAGATATATCTAAGATTTTAGTTAGAAAAATCTGAGGGGTTAACGTATATACGTTGCTGCACTTTCACCCCCCTATGGGGTGTCCAAGATATGTCCAAAAACAGTCTATGGGGGTCTATAGTCCTTGCACCTACTGGCTTTTTACAGTCTGAAGAACTGTCTTAACGACAGTACCGCAGAGATTTTTGTAGATTTTAACCTGGTATTGTCTGACTTTTTTATTTTGATTCAATAACTTTTGTAAGTCTAGCCGCCCAACTCTTGCAATTAGTCAAAGAATCGTTTATGCTTACTATTAGATTCTATTTAGAATCTTATTCAATCCACCACTAAAACAAAATGGAAGCTTTAACAGCTGGCGCACTAAGACTTTTAAACGAGTATTGGAAGCCACAACTAGGAACACTAAGAAAAGACTCAAACGGGTGTTATCTTATTCCAGGTTCAAAAGGTCTAGCACCTATGACCAATCAAGAATTAAATTCTTATGCTCAATTCATGGGGTTTAAATAATGGTTATCCTAAGTTATTTATTTTTATTCGGCTTTGTTGTTGCACTTGCAGAAGTTAACGACAGAGTAACCGAATACATGAGAACAAGGAAGTATTAAAAATGTTTCTAAAACTATTAATAATATTCCTTTGTTTTGGTCTAGCTTCCTGGGGTGATTATCCTCCAGGAACAGAACCAACAAGAAAAACTAATTTAACCTATTTATTGACATGACAACAACGACGCCCAGAATTGAAATGTACGCCAGGATTAAAAAACACGGAGAGGATATTAAAAAAATATTCTCTCTCCCTGTTGATACCGACCCCATAAAACTATGCAAGAGTTTAAGAAGGTTAGAAACAAAAGCGCAGAGAATACAGGACATACACGGTAACGGAAAGTATGAAGAGGCAGCTAGAGAAGAGGCGCAACTAATGAATAAATTAAAGAATTTATTAAAGCCAGATTCTACGCCCGAAGAGTTCCTTAAATTTGGAATCTTTTTAAATACTGACCCTAGAGGCTACGCCCTTAAAATTCCTGACGATATAGTTAAACAAAATAATTGGGATATACATAAAGATTGGGGAGAGTTCGGGATTATTGCGCCTGACCTTAACGAGTCTTGATTTTACCCTGGAGGCGTTCCAGCTGGTCGCCTCCCTGGTAGATTCTTCTACCATTTACAACCCACTACAAAAAGGAGTTTATTGTGTCACATTTAGAAATGACTAAAAAAGCATTTAGGAAACTGCATAAAGATTTTAGAAATAATGATCTTACAAACCCTAGAGCCTTGCAATATGTACCAGGCAAAGGGACGGTTTCAATGCCTGTTAAATTTATCGAGGAAGCATAATGCACCAGGAATTAAAAGGCCGTGAGTATTACAACGGCCACATTATGAACGACTCTTTTCAAGAGTGGTTAAAGTCCTGCCCGAAAGAATACACTTGGCAAATGAACCAAGTTACAAAAAACAAGGGAACATATACCTTTTTTTTAATAGAGGAGGATGACGATTGACAACCTATCTAAACACAGAGGCAGAGCAGTTCCACGCTGCTCTAGCTCTAGCCGAGGAACTCCCTCGAGACTACAGAATACAGCTGGCAGTCTGTCTTATGGCCTTTGAGTTAAGTCCTGCTGACGTTAAAGCTTTATCACTTAGACTGTTAAAGCTATACACGCAGCTAATGCAGGAGAATAAAAAATGAAAAAGGTACTGGTTGCCTGTGAATTTTCTGGAGTTGTTAGAACTGCATTTGAAAAAGCTGGCTGCGAAGCCTGGTCGTGTGATCTTCTGCCGTCAGACATACCAAGTCCCAAACATATACAGGGCGATGTTTTGAACATAATTAACCATGAATGGTTTTTAATTGTGGCGCACCCTCCCTGCGTACATTTATCTGTATCAGGCAGTAAATACTGGAAGGCAAAAGTTGAAAGCGGACAGCAGCAGGCTGCAATTAAATTTGTAGAAACAATATGGGATGCTGAAAATTGCAGTAAAATCTGCATTGAAAATCCAGTTGGTGCGTTATCAACAAGATCAAAGCTGGGCAAGGCAACCCAATATATAAATCCTTTTGAATTTGGTCATCCAGAATCAAAGAAAACAGGACTTTGGTTAAAAAACTTACCTAAATTAAAACCTACTAACGTGCTGCCGTTACCAGAAAAAGGTTACTGGCAGAATCAGACACCAAGCAGACAAAACAAGTTACCACCAAGTAAAGACAGGTCTAAGATAAGAGCTATCACATACAAAGGTATAGCTGAAGCAATGGCTCAGCAATTTTTAAAAGAGGTCTAATTTATGAAAGCTTATCAAATTGTTTACAACGATATAGACATAGAGCATGAGAATTGCCCTGTAATGACAAGTCGAATCATTTACGGGGTAACGCTAGCAGCTGCCCTTAACAAATTTTTAGAGGATAACAGTCCTGCTCTCGATATAAAAAAGATCGAGGAATTTAATAACAAAACAACTAACAAAAACAGAGCAAAACTAAAGTACTAATGGCCCTAAATACAGATCAACAAATTTATCCACTAGCAGATAAAAAGCCTGACCAGGCGCACAGCAACGACGACAATCTAGTCCTTTACTACCACCAGGACAGCGGTTGCTGGATTAGCGGAACATACAGCTACATACCAGAGGCAGCTACCTACTGGATGATGTTACCTGACAGTCCTGCTCCAACAGAATCAGAAGCGGTAAGGTTAGATAAAATCTTTAACGCCTGGTTAAAAGAAAAGTATGTGGACGTAGTTATTAGAACCGCTATGTACCCAACACTAAAAGAAGTATTTTTATTAGGAGTAAAAAGCAATGGCCGACAGTAAAAAGGTGCAGACTACACTCAGCGGTGATATCTACACCAGGGTTAACGCACTAGCGTCAGCTAAAGGTATGACTGATAGCATGATCTTACGGGAAATCACACAGTCCTGGATGGTCGATAACTTTGATAAGGAATATAAGTTTTGGTCAGCAAAAGTAAAAGAACCGAAGAAGATCAAAGCAAGTTAGAACGTGAGATGCTGACTCTAGGGTGTGATAGGGTCAGATTATTAACTAACAGACAGACTAAGAACAAGATGGAGTCTCTCTCTAAATGGGGTGAGGCTCTATCTGCGCATGGAGTCAATGAAATAGTCCTGCATTTGCGAGCTATACGCAAGAAGATAGAGAAGGGAGAAGCCGGTAAAAACTTTGCTAGTCTTTTACCTCTGACTTACCTTCCTGCTCAGCAAGTAGCAGCCTCTGGTGTAAGGACAGTTATAGATAGTCTTAGTGCTAATCCTACTCTGCACGCAGCTGCAACAGACATAGCAGATAAGTTATGGATAGAGACAATGCTAGATAGGGCTAGCAAGATAGAGCTAAAGAATTTTAGAAGAGGTCGCAGCAGGAAAGCACATAAGATGGCTTACATCAGGCGTATGGAGAGGACAGAGAACTGGTTGCCAAAAGAAAGAATGGCATCAGGAGTCCTGCTTATAGAGTTAATGGAGAAGTACACGGGTTTAATAAAGATAGAAAAAGATACGACAGTAAAGCCACATAGAAGAGTAGTCCTACCTACTGAAGCGTGCCTGGAATGGGTAAGCAAGATCAAGGAGCAGCAGCAACTTATGACTCCTAACTGGTTGCCTATGTATATCAAGCCTCGACCCTGGACTAGCACCCTCGATGGAGGTTATAGAAATAAAAAACTACCACTAACTCTTATGAAAAGTAACTCTGAGTTAGTAGCTAGTAAGACTACAGGTAAAGAACAGTTCATAGTAGCTGCAAACTTGCATCAGTCCGTGCCGTGGAAGGTCAATGCGTGGATGTATGACCAGGTGCAGCATGCTTACGACAGAAATATGGAGGTTGGCTGCTTACTGCCTAGAGATGGCTGGCCTGTAGAGCCTTACCCTAAACATTTACAGGAAGACGACCCAGGAATACAGAGATGGAGATATAAAACAAGGTCAATACATGAGAAGAACGACAAGACTAGAGGAGCTAGGATAGCTCAAGCTAAAACACTATGGGTAGCTAAAAGATTTATAGAAGAAAGTGAAATATATTTTCCTATGAGCCTAGATTTCAGAGGCAGATACTACTACCGACCTCCTTACTTAAATCCGCAAGGTAATGATGTATCAAGGTCGCTATTATTATTTGCTAACGGTACAAAGATAGATACTAAAGAAGCAGAGAACTGGTTACGCATACATGGAGCTAACTTGTACGGATTAGGTAAGTCAGATTGGCAGACTAGGATAGATTGGACTAAGGAAAAGGTTAGATATATCTTAGATAGCGGTAACGACCCCTGGACTAACGCAGAATTTTGGATGCGAGCAGATAAACCGTGGTCATTCTTAGCATTTTGC